TTTAAAAAAATTAATAATAAAGGTTTTTTATATTCTTTATCTCTTAAAAATAATAATTTCTTTCTAACTGATATAGGTCTTATTTCATAATTGCCTTTAAACTTTTATGACTATTATAATTTTCCAATTCAATATCCTCATATTTAAGATTCTCTATCCATTTTATTTTTTCTTCTATTGATAAATTATTATCAATTTCTTTTTTTATTCTTACTTGTGGTGAATTATATAAATTATTCTTTTGTTCTAATTGAACTTTTACTTGTGATTCATGTTCCTCATATATATGAATATCACATATATTTATTACTATTTCTAATACCTTCATATTCATCACTTTAGCTATTATCATTGTTAATAATGCTGTTGAAGCAATATTAAATGGAAGACCTAAAAATAAATCACTTGATCTCATATACATCATACAACTAAGATTATTATCATCATGTTTATAAAAATTATATAATATATGACATGGAGGTAATGCTTGTTCTTTTAATTGTTCAGGATTCCATCCACTTAAAACAGCTCTTCTACTATTTTTAAGTGAAAGTTCTTCTAATATATATTTTAATTGATCTATTTTACCATTAAATGATCTCCATTGATAACCATAAATAGGTCCTAAATATCCTTCAGGATAATTATAAAATCCAATTGAATCTAAATATTCTCTGGATGAATTTCCTTTCCATATATTAACTCCTTTTTCTTCTAATTCTTTTGAATTAACTGAACCTCTTAAAAACCATAATAATTCTTCAACTACACCTTTAAAAAAAACTTTTTTAGAAGTTAATAATGGAAATGTATTACCATTATTAATATTAAATCTTAAAAAAGCTCCAAATAATGAATATGTATATCCATTTCTTGTTTCTTTTTTAATACCATTTTTTAATGTATTTTCTAATAATATTAAATATCCTTCTTCATTTTTTAATTCATAATTCATTATTTATTATTCATTAATTATTAATTATTTATATATTTTTTTATTAATAATTAATAGTTATGATAAATAAAAATAATATAAATAAATTTATAGAAAATAGTGATAAAAAAGTTAAAAATATTATAAAAAAAATATTTAAAAATACTTCTTTTATTACTAAAAAATATTTTTTTAAGGAATTATATAAAAATATTAATAATTTAATATCATTTATAAATAAAAAAAGAAAAAAATATATTTATATATTTTTAGATCAAAATAAAAATAATTCTAATTATTGGCTTTTTACATATTTAAAAAAATATTTAAAAAATAATAATCTAAATATAAAATTAATTATTATAGGTTATTATAATTTATCTATTTTAGCTAATAAATTTAATAATAATGATATTATTCTTTTTATTGATGATTGTATTTATTCTGGTCATCAATTAGGAGCAAATATTGCTAATTTTATCGATTTAACTAAAAATATTAATATTAATATTTTTAATAATATCTTTATTCTTGTTCCATTTATTTCATTAAATGGTGAAAAATATATAAAGAATATTTATAAATATAATAATGACACGCAAAAATATAAATTAGTATTTAATAAATATAAAAATAGAAATAAAATGAAGAATACTGATAAGATTTTAAATAAAGATGAAATTAATTTAATTAATGAATATTATCCTAGAAATAAAAATATTATTGAAAGTAGTACTAATTATTTTAATGATAAATCTTTAATTGTATTTTTTTACAAAATTGCAGATTTACAATCTACTATAAATATTTTTTATAAAGGTCTTATTCCTAATTCTCATAATCTCAATATTATTAAAAATAATCTTGATATTAATAATTTACAAATTATTCCATTATTCTCTAAATGTAATAAATCATTAAATATTAATGATATTTGTCCTTTTCCACCTTATAAAAAAATTACTTAAATACATTGTTCTATTGGATGATATTTATTAAATTTTTCATTAAATTTACATTTATATTTAATTGTATATGTTAAATTTTTATCTTTAAAATAATTTCTAAAATTAATACTTTCTCTTAATGTCGGTACTAATGCAATTCCTATCTTATTTGATGTTAATATATTGAAATTATCATATAAATTATATATATCCGCATCATCCGTTTTTGCAATCCATAAATATTTATATTCTTCTTTTATTTCTTCTTTTATTTCTTCTTTTATTTCTATATTTGATGTTATTATAAAATTTGATGTTATTAATGATAATGATGATGTTGATGAATCTAATGATTCTTTAAATTCTGTTATATCTTTTAATTTCTTTTGAACATTAATAATTACATTTTCATCAAAATTATATAATTTAGGTTTATGTTTAAGATAATATGAATAGAAATATAATCCTCTCGATGTATAATTTAATTTCTTTGATATTTCTATTATTTCTTTTAATGATTTCTTTGATAAATAATAATATGATTTTACTTTATATTCACATACATCACATATTTTATCTTCAGTATATTTCTCATTTAATAAATTATATATAATCTTTAATCTATCCGGTAATATTAAATTATCTAATTTCTTTCCTTCATATGCAATTATATCATTTATTATAAATATCCATTTATTTTCTTTCGTCTTTACCATCTCTCCTTCAATTAATGTATTCTTAAATAAACTTTTATTAAATAAACCTCTCGCTAATATTATTCTTGGTTTTTCATATCCTGTATGAATCTTCATATCTATATAATATATAATCTCTATATCATTATATTTAGTAAAATATATATAATATCTATTACCATTTGTTCTTAATGATATTAAATGTGGTACTTTTGATAAATGTGATATATTACTTTCATCTAATTTATAATAATGTTTTTGAATTATCCTTATTCCATATAAATCATATATCTCATTTAATATTATATCTTTTGTAGTATTACATTTAATATTCCATGCAACTCTATCTCCAAATGATATTATACCTGTTTGCATTTTTATTATTTATATCAATATCAATAATAATATTTATATAAATATCATTTTTTTTCAAATAAAAAATGACTTTTATTTTTATATAAATATATACTTAAGATTAATATATTATTATGACCTCATTTTATGCAGTTGCTAATGGCAAAAAAAAAGGTGTTTATATGAATTGGAATGATTGTAAAGCTCAAATTGATGATTTTGATAAACCCATTTTTAAAAAATTTGATAATATTGATGATGCAACCGCTTTTATTGAAGATTTTAATGATAATATTTATATTTATACTGATGGAGCATGTATTAATAATGGTGAAGATAATGCAAGAGCTTCTATTGGTGTCTTTTTAAATAAAGATAATCCATTAAATATATCAAGAGAATTAAATCAAAATGATTTTAAATCAAAACTTACAAATAATATTGCAGAATTAAATGCAGCTATTGAAGGTATTGAAATTATTAAAACATTTCCTCATAAAAATAAATATATTGTAACTGATAGTGAATATGTTATTAAATGTGCAACTACTTATGGTAAAAAACTTGAAAATAATAATTGGAAAACTTCTAATGATAAAAAACCTCCTAATATAGATCTTGTTAAATATTTATATGAAATTACTAATTCTTATCATATTAAATTTATTCATATTATGGCTCATACTGATAAAAAAGATAAACATTCTATTGGTAATTATTATGCAGATTTATTTGCAAATAAAGCTATTAATAATTTAAAATCTTTTGATTCTCAACATGATAATATTCAAAAAATTTATTTAAATGTTCCTTATAAAGATAAAGATGATGCAAAAAATAAAGGTGCACGTTGGGATGTTGGAAAAAAAAAATGGTATATTACTACAAATAATCAAAATAAAGAAGAGTTAGTTAAAAAATATCAATAAATTTTATTTTTATATTATTAAATAAGATATTAATAATTAATGAATGACACTAATAAAAAAAAACTTTTTATTACTATTGGTGACAGTGCAGACATAAACACATATCTTTCAGTTCATTATTTATCTCAATTATCATACAAAGATAATTTTGATCTTATGTCTATTATTACTCAAAGAAAAGGTATTATTAATCATGATGATGTTGAAAATATGCCACCTGAAGTTTTTAGATTAGATGATAATAAAGGTTATAATTATGATTCTGATTTATATAAAGCTGAATATGTTATGAATAATACTGCAAAAATTTTACAATCAATTTATAATCAAGGTATTGAATTAAGTGAATCAAATAAAAAGATTACTGGTGGTGTTAGAACTAGATTTGGTGTTAGAACTACAGATGATGAACGGTATTTTCCTCTTAGTAATAATAAAAAATCACCAAGAGATCCATCAGCAGAATTTATAGAAGAATCACCAGAACCATCACCAGTAGCATCACCAGTAGCATCACCAGTAGCATCACGAAAACCATCACCAGAACCATCACAAGAAGCATTACCAATAGATACATCAGAAAAAGTAGCAGTTATTGAAGAAGTTGCTTCATCATCAGATGATGAAAATTCTGATGAAATTAAAAAATTAAATTATGAAATACCATTTATAAAAGAATTAAATAAAGATGATAATATAAATACTAATTCTAGTATTTATATTAGATATATAGAAAAAATTTTAAAAATAATAAAATTTAGTATTATAAATTTAAATACTATTAATTTTTATCCAAAAAAATTATTACAAACAAAATATAAAGAATTAATATTATTTTTTTATAATATTTTTTTAAAATCAAACAATTTTTTAACAAAAAACAAATTTAATTCAACACAAATACAAAATATTAAAAATATTATTGAAACTTATAATAAATTAATAGATGATTATAATAGTTTTAATATTACAGATAATTATAAATTTGATATAGATAAATTTGATACAGATCAATTTATAATAATAAATAAAGAGTTATTATATAAAATTTATAATGCTAATATTGATGATATAATTAATATAATAATTATAAATATATACGAATTTTTTTCTTATAAATATAGTAAAAATTTGTCATTTAAAGATTATATAGATTTACATAGTAGTATAGATGCTATAGATGCTACAGATACAAATGAGGATCAAATAAAAAATATATTAAAAAAAATTTATGATGATAAAATAATTAGAGAAATTATTGAAGAAAAAGAAAAAATATTTAAAAAGTTTAAATCAATATTTCAAACAATTTATAATAGTGATAATTTTGATTTAGATGACTCTAGTAAAAATAATTTTTTAGA